GAGCGTGATATGTGTGCTAGTCAAATCACAAACATTAACAAGTGGATTGAATCTACAAAGGATAAGAAATGAAAATCGGTGACATTGTAAAACTCCGTAACGGAACATTATGTGATGTAGTTTATGAAACACAATTTGGTAAATGGTTATTGGTCGAAAAGACTGAAACAGAAGAACCGCCATTTAGTCACTGGCATAATGCCAACGGTACATTCTATGCTGATGATGAAAGTCAGTTAGATGTCATTGAGGTGATTAAATGATTGGCGGCGATGACAATTGCGGTTGAATGGATTGTGATTGTAAGGTTTACATCATAACAAAAAAAGGTGAGTTAATAGCTCGCCTTTTTTATTGGTGCTTATATGGGAAGAGAAAGCTGGCATTATCTGTATAACAGAAAGGCTTGGAAAGAATTAAGACTTGACCACTTAGCAAAAGAACCTCTTTGTGTATTTTGCCAGAGAGAGGGAAAGTTAACGCCTGCCACAATAGTTGACCATATAAAACCACACAAAGGGAATTTAGATTTATTCTTCGATGACGGCAATCTTCAGTCATTGTGTAAGTTGCATCATGACAGTGCCAAGCAGAAAGCTGAGATTAGAAAAATAAATCAAATTGGATGCGATATAAACGGACTTCCGATTGATAGGGAACACCTATTCTATAAGGGAGGGGTGGGTTAAAAGTTCAGGTGAAAAGCCTCAAAAACCGGCATTCGAACTCTATTTTATCGCTAATACAGTTTTTCTAGTAAATTTACTATTAATTAAGAGGTAAAACCTATGAGTGGTCGCAAAATCCGAAGTGATAGCACTACGGCAAAGGTATTAGCTAATAATGCAGCTCAAAGAAAGCTAGAACCGCCTCAAAAGCTCACTAAGCAAGAAAGTCGCTATTGGGAAAGTATCATTACAAGCCGAGCGGCAAATAGCTGGACACCGATTGACAAAGAACGAGCTGTTAAGTTGGCTAAATTATACGTAGAGCTTGATGATTACGAACATGAACTAGCTACAACAGCTAGACGATGGATTAAAACCGATAACGGTGTAATGAAACAACATCCATTGCATTACGTTATCGAAGATTTGTATAAACGTGAAATCCAAATGTGCCGCAGTTTACAAATTCATAGCCGAGCAACTAATGGCGAAAGTAGAGACCAAGTGAAAACTAATCAACTTTACCAAGATGCTCGAAATGCTATTGATGATGACGATGGCTTAATTGCTACAAGGGTAATTAACTAATGACTAAGGCTGATAAAGTAATTGCATTTATTGAGCGGTATTGCTTTGTTCCAGAGGGTGCATTAGTTGGTCAGCCGATTAAATTAGAAGAATTCCAGCTAGATTTTATTCGTGGCGTTTATGACAACCCTGACGGAACAAGTCACGGCATTTTGTCTATTGGCCGCAAGAACGGGAAAACGGCTTTAATCGCTTGTTTATTGCTGGCTCATTTAGTTGGTCCAGTGGCAATTCAAAATAGCCAAATTGTGAGTGGTGCATTAAGCCGAGAGCAGGCATCTTTGGTTTTTAACTTGGCCGTAAAGATGATCCAATTAAACCCTAAGTTAAGCAATATCATCTCGATTAAACCAAGTGGCAAGCGTTTAATTGGGCTTCCAATGAACGTTGAATATCGAGCTTTAGCGGCTGATGGTCGAACCGCTCAAGGTTTATCCCCAGTGTTGGCTATCCTTGACGAAATAGGGCAAATACAAGGCCCTCAATCGGCTTTCGTTGACGCAATCACTACTGCACAAGGTGCGCACAAAAATCCATTATTGCTATCAATTAGTACGCAAGCGGCAAATGATGGCGATTTGCTTTCAATTTGGATTGATGACGCTAAAACGAGTAATGACCCTCACACCGTCTGTCATGTTTACAGTGCGGATAAAGATTTAAAAATTACCGATCCGAAAGCGTGGAAACAAGCAAATCCAGCGTTAGGCGTGTTCCGCAGTGAAGATGATATAAGAAAGCTTGCTGATAAGGCTAATCGTATGCCGAGCTTTGAGAATACATTCCGAAACTTAAACTTGAATCAACGAGTAAGCACAGTTTCTACATTCGTTAGTATTGACGCTTGGAAAGAAAGCGGAGCTGAACAGTCTAGCCATAGCGGATTAACTGCTTATGGCGGTTTAGACTTATCCGCTCGCACTGACTTAACTTCTTTGGTTCTAACAACTAAAGACCATGACGGAAAAATCAATGTTTACCCTTACTTCTGGACACCTGAAATAGGGCTGGAAGATAGGTCAAAACGAGACCGCTCACCTTACGATGTATGGGCTAAACAGGGATTTATCAGAACGACACCGGGTGCGACAGTTGATTATGCGTATGTTGTGCGAGATATAGCAGAAATCCTTGCTGATTTTGATATTGCTGCAATCGCCTTTGACCGTTGGCGAATAGATATATTCAAAAAAGAAATGGAAGCTCAAGGGATTAATCTTCCTTTAGTGCCTTTTGGTCAAGGTTTTAAGGATATGTCACCAGCGATTGACACCCTAGAGAGTGATTTGCTGAATGGCAACTTAAAGCACGGTATGAACCCAGTTTTGACAATGTGCGCAGCCAATGCAGTAATCACAAAAGACCCAGCAGGAAATAGAAAATTTGAAAAACACAAAGCAACAGGACGCATTGATGGAATGGTTGCTTTGGCAATGGCTAGAGGTATTTCCGAAATGAGCGAAACACCTCAAGATATAGACGACTTTTTACAGGATATTATTATCGGATGAACGGACAAAACGACAAAGGCTGGTGGGGGCGATTTTACGACCGATTGTTTAGTGGCGGTAAACGCTTAGATAAAGGCTCTACGGTTGAGCCGTTTGTAAGTCAAGCAACTGGCACTGGCGAACAGGTAGATACTGAAAAGGCTCTTAAATTAAGTGCAGTGTGGGCTTGCGTGCGTTTGAGAAGTCAGACTGCTGCATCATTGCCATTTCACTTAAAAGATTTTGAGCGGAAAGTGGCTGCTAAACACCCTCTATACAGAATTATCCACGATGCACCAAATGCTGATATGTGTGCGAGTGAATTCTGGGAGGCTCAAATCGCTAACCTTGATTTATGGGGTAATGCGTACAGCCGAATCAATCGTGCTATTGATGGCCGTGTAATCTCGCTTGATATTCTCGATCCACAGTATATGCGAGTGCGAAGAGAAGATAATGGTGAGATTGTCTACATCTACACTAAAAACAGCGTGGATAATGGCGAATATGCTGAAAATGAAATTCTTCATTTCAAAGGCTTTACGCTTGATGGATTAGTTGGATTATCTCCGATTAGTTACCAAGCAAGCGTGATGGGCTTACAGATTGCAGCAAATAACGCAGCAGGAAAAGCATTTAAAAACAACTTGAAAGCTGGTGGATTTTTGAAAACTGGCGACAGAGTGTTAAATGCCGAACAGCGTGAATTGGTTCGCAAAGCCTTGAGTGAGTATGGGCAACCAGAAAACGCAGGCAAATGGATGGTTCTTGAAGCTGGAATGGAGCCAGCTAATATGTCAGGAGCTTGGATTAACCCACAAGATGCTCAATTACTAGAAAGCCGATACTTCGGGATTGAAGAAATCTGCCGAGCGTTTGGCGTTCCGCCTCAATTAATTCATAGTACTGACAAATCTTCGTCTTGGGCTTCAAGTGCAGAGCAAATTAACCAAAATTTCCTCACTTATTCACTTGGACCAACACTAAAACGCATTGAGCAGACTATTAACCGCAAATTATTAACTGCGGAAGAAAGAGAAAAATACTACTCAATCTTTAGCGTTGAGGGCTTATTAAGAGCGGACAGTGCAGGGCGAGCAAGTTTCTATACCGCTTTGCTACAAAACGGTGTAATGACAAGAAATGAAGTGCGAGCATTGGAAAATCTACCTGCTATTGATGGTGCAGACCAATTAACAGTGCAATTAAATCTAACCTCTATCGACAAGGTGGGAGCGGATGACAAAGACAAAGACTAAAGACCTATTATTTAAAGCAGAAGCTGTCCGAGAGGATGGCTTTTTTTCTGGCTATTGCAATGTATTTGATGTTGCCGATAGCTATGACGAAGTAGTTAAAAAGGGTGCTTTCATCGAAAGTATCAAAGGTTGGAACGCACAAGGCAAAATGCCACCTGTGCTATGGAATCACGACCGAAATCAGCCGATTGGCGTATGGACTTTACTCAAAGAGGATGAGCGTGGTTTGTATGGCGAGGGTCGATTATTAATTAATGAAGTGGCTCGTGCTAAAGAAATTCACGCTTTAATGATGGCTGGAGCGATTGATGGACTGTCAATCGGGTACAAGCTTAATAAGTGGATGTATAACGAAAAAGACGATGTTTTGGAGCTTTTAGAGATTGATTTGAAAGAAATCTCAATCGTTACATTCCCAGCAAACGAAGAAAGCCGTGTTGAAGTGGTTAAATCCGCTTTAGCTAAAGGCAGCTTACCAACATTACCAGAATTTGAGAAAGCCTTGAGGGATTTAGGGTTTTCCAAACAGCAAGCCACAACCATTGCCAGTTATGGCTTGAGAAAACTTATTCAGGGTGAGCCTGAAAGCCAAATTGGCAATGCGTTAAACATTTTGAAATCTATCAATGGAGACTAATATATGTCACAAGAAAATATTGAATTACTCGCCACCGAGTTTAAGAAAGCAACTGAACAGGTGAAAGGTCTTGGTGAAGAATTACAAGGCAAAATGGCGAACAATGAAAAAGGCTTAGACGACTTAAAAGGTCGTGTAGATGAAGCTTTGACCGCTATGAATAGTGCGAAAAGCCGCCTAGACGAGTTAGAGCAAAAAGCAACTCGCCGTGGCTATGGTGTAGAGCAAGAAAAATCAATCGCTCAACGCTTGTTAGATACAGATAGCTACAAATCATTCGCAGCAGACCCACGCTCTGGCAAATCAGCTAAATTAAGCTTAAAAGCAACCATTACAAGCTTGACTACCGATGCAGCAGGTTCAGCAGGTGCGGCAGTTGCTCCAATGCGTTTAACTGGCATTGTAACGCCTCCACAGCGCCCATTAACAGTGCGTGATTTGTTAATGCAAGGTACTACTGACAGCAATGCAATCACTTATGTTCGTGAAAAACTATTCACAAACAACGCAGCAGCTCAAGCATCAGAGGGTGCGAAAAAAGCGCAATCTGAGTTACAACTTGAAGAAGTAACTGTTGGCGTTAAAACATTAGCTCACTACGTTAAAGCATCTCGCCAAATCTTAGATGATGCAGCGATGTTAGAAAGCTATATTAACGGTCGTTTAGCTTACGGCTTAAAATT